ACTGAGTTCTGCATGATCTCAGCATCATTCTCACCAGTGAATACAAATCCTGCACCACCCATGTCAGCAGCAAACTGGTAGATTTCATGGAAAGGTTCAATATATCTATAAGGAACTGACTCATAGAAGTTACCTTGGTCTCCTTTAAATTCCAATACTTTCTTTACGAAACAAGGATCACGCAAGTCTCCTAACACAAACTCATTTGCTTCTGTATCAGAGTATTCTGGATACTTAATATCGACACCACGTACCCAATAACCTTCTTTACGAAGTCTCTTGACCATATGACTACCAATGAATCCACCTGCACCTAATACTAATGCAGTTTTTTTATCAGACATAATTAGATTTCTCCTAAGAACATTCTACATCAAACACACAAAGATTTCAAGCCATCGTCAAAATCTATCTTGGGAACAAAACCCAAAGACCTTAACTTATCAGTGTTAACAGAGTAGTTATATGCTTGAGCAATCTTATTAAATTTAGGTTGCTCTGCATAATTAAACTTACTATTACTTCCCAAATACTCTCTTGCCTTTTCCATAATAGTTTTAAATGGTAAAGGATGTCCACCAGCAATATTATAGATAGAATTTATTTCTCCATTATCCATAACTAATTTTAAAGCACGACATATATCTGATACATGCATATAGTCTCTAAGTTGCATACCATCATCATAAAGAAGAAGATCTTTATCCTCTTTCATCAATGAAATTAAAAACTTAAGAACATTTTTCTTAGCAGAAACTGTTTTATCATCACCATATACATTAGCAATCCTCATGATACGATAGTTCACATCAAATGTTTTGCAGTATGAAATTAAAAGTTGTTCTGCACATCGTTTAGTGATCGAATAAAACCCACCTGGTTCGCAAGGATCACCCTCTTTGGCATTAATAATATCCAAACCATATACAAAGCAACTGCTTATAAAATTAAAAGTAATATCATTATCCCTACAATGTTCTAGTACATCCATTAAGAGATTAAGATTAGTATTAATATCTACATGAAGATCATCAAAAACATTATGATTAGTAGTTGTACTAATAAAATAAAGAATATCTTTTGTTTCTGGTTTACGTTGTTCTCTTGGTATCTTAATTACTTCATCTGGATAAAGACCACAAAAAGTTCCACCAATAAAACCTGTACCACCATAGACAGATAACTTACTCATACTTTTCACACTCCTCAAAGGTTTTACCCTCTGCATCCTTTTTAGAAAGACTTGGAGATCCATCATGAGCAATTGGCCACAAGATATCTAACTCACTCCACAAAAGACTTCTTTCATGTTGGGGATAATAATAATCAGTCGTCTTATATTGAACTTCTGCAGTATCAGTTAGTGTGTAAAACCCATGTGCAAAACCAGGTGGAACCCATATATGGGTTGCTGGATCATCCAACATAAGGTTAAACCACAACCCAAAAGTTCTAGAACTTTTTCTAAGATCTACAAGTACATCCCAGATTTTTCCTTGAGTACATCTAAGCAACTTACCTTGAGGATGCTCTATCTGATAATGAAGACCCCTTAAAACTCCCTTAGAAGATTTAGAGTGATTATCTTGCACAAATTCATAATGACCAAGTTCTTTTATAAACTTCTGTTCATTAAAGGACTCCATAAAGAATCCTCTATCATCTTCATACTTATCTACTGTGATAATAGATGCATCAACAAGTGGGGTTTCAGTTACTTTCATTGTCAAAATACTTATGTAGAAGTTCAGGAGAATATTGTTTTACATTTTCATCATCTTCTTTCTGCGATCTCTTTTCTTTTTCTAAAGTATAGACTCGGTTTCTAAGTTCCGTCGATGAATATTGATGTCTTCTTATATGAAAATGAAGTTCTATACCATTGTCAATACACCATTGCTTACCAGTAAAATCCCTATCCTTATACTCTTCACTTAAAAATCGAACATCAATAGTCTGAGTCTGAAGTAAATTAAGTAGATCAGCTTCTGTCTCATAGACTAAAATCTCATCCACATATTTACATCCTTGCAATTGCACATACCTTTCATAGACCGATTGAACTGGTTTATTTTTAACACCAGGTCGGTCTATCGTAGGATCAACTTGAAGTGCAACTATAAGATAATCGCACAACTGTTTTTCCATCTTAAGCATAGTAACGTGTCCTGCATGAAATAAATCACAGGAACTACAATTAAAACCAATTTTCATAATAAAAAAATATTTTTATACTAAATCGGTTGCTGACATCATCGATGATGCTCTTGGTGGAAGAGGTCTTCCTTCAACACGAGCAGCTTGTCTATCATAATTAATTTTAGGATCTGCTTGCAATACCTTTATAATAGTATCTACTCTTGGATCTGATCCACCAGACCCACCAGCTCTTGCATCGCATTTTGCAGAAATATCAGCAACTGCTTTTTCCAATGCACTAAGTCTATCATCAACCTTCTGTTGAGTAGCACCAGTTGGTACTGGATGTGCTTGTGCTTCTAGAGCAGTTAACCTTGCCTCTACTTCTACGTCATACTTAGACATTGACGCTCCACTTGCAGACTTACCTGCTGTACCTTTTGCCATAATTAATTTTTACTCTGGTCTATTTAGAAGTTTTTAGGATGGGTGGTAACATCACCATGAATCTCACCAATGTCATCTATATGTGCATGATCAATATCAACATGCAAACCCTTTTCATAGAAGTCTGCAATCCTTTCCAATGCATTTGCAATGCGAATTAATTCATCACTCATAATTTGTATCTCCCACCCTCATCTGTATCAGGTGCTTCTGCTTCATCTTTAATATAGCAAGGAACACCATCAGGGTCAAGCCATTTTGTATATTCAAAGTCTTCCATTGCTTGACTCAACTGCATTCCGTTATCACAAAGATACATATCCTTGTATCTCTTTGTATAACGATCTTGTTTCTGGATACGGAAATCTGGTTTACCGTTTTCTAAAGTACCGTTCTCAACGTAACGATAAGGGAATCTTTCAAGTAGTACCATCATTTTGCTTCAACTGAGTGAAGGTCTTCTGCAATTACATCCATTAGTATATCATAATCTTCCAACGGTTCACCTGTAAACTGAACCAATTCCACCCTTTCGTAATATTTTTTAACCTTTTTAAACAACTTTGGATTTTTTACATCCAAATAAATTTCTCTATTGGCAGCAGCCCGAAGGATGCTTATGTCCTTTCTAAACTTTGAAGTAAGCGTCATTGCTCTGATTAATTACCCCATTATTATAGAGGCACATTAAAGGAAAGTCAAGTATGTTTCCTATACACTAAACTATTAGTAGCAAAGAGATAGGAATCATCATCATCTTCATCATCCAAATCAATCTTAGATTTTGTATATAAATTTCGTATTTCTTCATCATCCTTAAAAGCACATTTCATATCCCTATACTCTTCTTTAACCCAATCTGTAGGAGTCCAATGGAAATACATGTTCCTATAATAGTTTCCTTTAAAGGGTGTTGCTCTTCCATGAACACATAGACTTTCATAGAATAGTACATCTCCTGGTTCAAATTCTACTTGATGATGATTATATTCATGATCATAAAAATCTAATGGCCAATTAACTTCAGAATCCTGATCTACAAATATGATACAACTAAGGACATGAGTATCACATCTATCTCTATGCAAATGCAAAATAGAATTGGGAGTATAACTTCTAACACCATAAGCCCATGCTTTTTTCAAAGGTGTACCAGACCATCTAGATATTGCAGGAGTTAATTCTTTATAAACTCTATTCATCAATTCAAGACTTATATTGTCTTTATAATGAAAAGGTTTAGAACTTCCAACCTGAGATATTGCTGCTGTCGCAATAGCATCATACTCTTCTCGGTAAGAACAATCGTCAATTACCTCTTCAAATTTCATCTGTTTATATTCATCTAGTATTGCTTGATGTAAAGGTCCAGGCAATTTACCTTTTAGAAAAGGAACTTTATTATAAACAGGTGGTTTAATATTTCTTGTATCAATATACTTACCTTTTTTTTCAGGCAACCATTGAGGATGATAGGAATCAAACCATCTCCAAGACTTAGACTCATTCCATCTCCAAGGAAATGTTGATAAAAAATTCTCACGTTCTGTAAAATCAAACTTATTAATTCCTAGATCATCATCAGACTGCCTATTTTCCAAACCACGCATCACATTAATTCTCTTAGTGTAAGTAGATGCAAAAGTTCCAAAGAAAAATTGTGCTTGAGAACAAATAACTTGCTCCATCACTGCTGTTTCTAATTTAGAAAGATAACGATACTCCTCAAAATCATGAAAGAAATAAACATCTTGATACTCCTGTAAGACATCATTAAAAAATGCCTTGTTTGATTCATCAGTAGAAATATACAAAGTAGTGTTTGTATCAAAAAACTTTAACAAAACATCTTTTAACTTTGAAGGAGTATTAACAGATGACATATCATCTTTTCTGACATTTAAAAAATCTGTTCTTCTTATATGTACAGCATTATATTTCCCAAGTTTTGTTTTTACTTCTTCAAACAATTCATAAAATCTTTTTCTATATTTTATACATTTATTAACTACATTTTTCATCTCATTTCTTTTATGCTCATCACCTGGATAAACACTATACCAATAATTACCAAATAAATTAGCTTCAAAGTGTATGAATTTATCATCAATCTTTGATAGATCTATAACTTCTCTTCCATTAACAAAGTTAGTAAAGTCTCCAGTAGAATACTCTTGATTAGTAAATACAACTTGCTTGGAAGAAAGTGTTGTATTAGGATCCCACTCTAATAAATGAAGATCATCTATATGGTCTTGTATATAAGCAGTATAAGAAAATTTTTCATTACTTTCTCTCTCACCATATCCATGTCTAATTCCACCCATCTCTGATTTCTTTTCTTTCAGTTCAGGAACGTCATCAAAATCAACACAATTGATCTTAGAAGTTATATTCTCTTTATCTAAGATACTCCATATGTCTAAAAAATTATCAGGATTTTTATAATCCTCTCCAGTTATACCATTAGCAAAATAAGTTCTAGGTGGTATGACTAGAGTTCTACCTGTAATATATGCTAAAGCAAATGCTACTTCATAAGAAAGTAATACATTAACTAAACCAGCTCGATATGGACCGAAAGTAATATACTTCATCTAGTTTCAAAATCAAGTTTACGAATTTTGCGTTTACTTCTTTTTTCTTGCCATTCAATATCTTTAGCACTAAGAATATTAGTATTCTTTTTCTCTTGTCCTGTATTTAAATAAACAACTTGCGATAAATCTGTAGCAGTAATCCTGTCGTTTGCGATTGTTACCATGTTAGGACAACCGCAGCAAACAGGTTTATTAGAAACACTTACTAATTCTTTATTACAAATTTTACACCTTACTGATAACATTTTTCCAATCTTCATCAAACAATTGTAATCCTTTGTCGGTCAATACATGATTATACATCTTCTCAAACACTGTTGGTGGCATGGTAACTATATCCGCACCATTAGCAAATGATTGAGATACACTATTAACGTAACGAATAGACGCTGACAATATACGTGTCTTATGTACTCCTTGCACTCTGTATATATTATCAATAGTTTTTATTAAATCTAATCCTGTAATAGAATTGTCATCAAGTCTACCTACAAATGGAGAAACATACGTTGCACCTGCCTTAGCAGCAAGTATTGCCTGTGCTGCATCAAATATTAAAGTAACATTAACTCTAATTAATTCTCTTGATAATTCCTTACAAGTAATAAGTCCTTCTGGAGTACATGGAACCTTTACAGTAACTTGTTTGCCAAACTTTTGGAATAATCTACGTCCCTCAACAGTCATCTCAGGAGAATCTCCCATGACTTCCATACTAATATCACGAATTCCCATGTCAACCAACTCCTGATAGACATCTTCAGGATCTCTTCCACTCTTCATAATGAGAGTTGGATTTGTAGTTATACCATCAATTAAACCAGTATGAATATACTTTTTAATTATTTCAGTATCTGCTGTATCAAGAAAAATTTTCATCGTTGTTTTTAAATTTTAAACTAGTAATTTCCAAGTCATCATCTTGTGGATCAATCCAATCATCAAATTCAGAATAAAGAGCCATCTTATCTCCAACAGTTGTAGTTGAATCTAATTTATCTAAAGCCCATCTAGATATATCAGATACAATTTCTTCACTTGTTTTCGTAGTAGTCTTTTTTGAAATATCTTGAGAGGATGTTGCTATTATAGAACTTTGGTTCACCAGAGTCAAGCTGTTCTGTAAGGACTCCGTTAATAAAGAGCTGTTTCGTCTCTTCGTAGTTTGTCTTGCCAGCTGTTTTATGTAAGCTGAGCATAGTTCTGCTAAAGTTCTGTCTACCCAGTTGTTGAATTTCTTCTTTAAGTTCAGGACAAGACCCATAATACTTTTTCCAATCAGATTCAGATTTTACTTTTCGTTTCTTGCCTTTTGGTGTTCGGAATTGCCAAAAGTACTTTCTACCGATGTACTGACGTTGGGTATTATTATTAGTAATGTTATAAACAAACCCAAAATTCTCCCCAATATCGCAAGACCTAAAAGCTTTCCCATTATAGAGCCACGGATTCTCATAGTCAATAGGCATACTCATCAAGGACATCTAGTGCATTATTTAGAATGCGTTGAGCTGCCCCTCTTTGACGATCATCCCACTCAGGATACCATGCATGTTCTTCAAGACCCTTTTTAATTAACTCAAGTCTTGCAGTCATATCAATTTTCTTAAGTCTACCATTCATAACTTTGGTAAATTAGATACATTATTATTTACGCAAAGTTTGCAAATAATCTATAACATGTTCACGAATCAACATTAATTCATTGTAACATTCTTGATTGTGAGCACAACTTCTAAGTTTATTATCTGGTTTATGAACACTCTCAGTAAAAATTGTAAGAGCATCATTCCATTTTTCGGTTTGTGTAGTCATAATTTAAATCCTGAGAAGGTGTCTTTTTTAACGTCTTGAACAATACCACCTACAACATAAGATTCAACTTCTGTTTCTTGTGGTGCTACTTGAAGTCCTTTAGAACTGATCCAATGAGATGTCCAAGGAAGTGGATTGTGACTAGCAGGTATATCATATGCTGGTTTCAAACCAATAGATTTCATTCTACGATTTGCAATCCATTCAACATACTGCTGTAGTAATTTATCATTCAATCCAATCATCGATCCATTTTTAAACAAATACTCTGCCCATGCTTTCTCTTCGTTCACACAATTATCAAACATTTTATATGTCCACTCTTCCTCTTCTTTTATTATCTTAACCATCTCTGGATCGTCACCTTTTCTCCAATTGTTGAGGATGTTTTGGGTGATGGCAAGGTGTTGGTTCTCGTCTCTTGCAATAAGGGAGATAATTTTGGCTGATCCCTCCATAA